ATGCTGCTGGTGGGCCTGCCCCGTTTTCTGACCGACGCCTGGTCGTGGCTGAACTACAAGCCGGTGATGGCCTCCACGTACGACGGCCGGCCGCACCGTGCGCTGGCGCCGGAGGTCCAGGCGACGTGGCTGCCGCCCGAGGCGGTGCGCCGCCTGGCCGCGTACAAGCTCCTCGCGGCCTACGACTCCAACCAGGCCGGGGAGCTGGCGGCGCTCGCGGGGAACGCGGAGGCGGCCGAGCGGCGCGAGTTCGGTGACCCGTCCTCGTTCGTGGACACCACCCTCGCGCACGTCATCGGCAAGACGCAGCAGATCGTGGTTCCCGGGGCCGAGCACGCCAAGGACGACCAGGCCACCCCAGAGGCAGTAGCGGCGGCAGCGACGCAGGAGCGGCTGCGCGAGTGGGCGGAGGCCGAGCTGCTGCCGCTGCGGATGCAGGCCTGCGAGCGCAAGACCGTCCTCCTCGGCGACGGCGTGTACCTGCTGGCGTGGGACCCGGAGAAGGGCCGGGCCCGCCTGCAGACCTTCGACCCCGGCTTCTACTTCCCCGTCATCGAGGACGACGCCGACCCGGGCGGCTACCCGAACCGCGCCCACCTGGCGTGGGAGATCCCCGAGGACCCCAAGCACGGCATCAAGGCACGGGTGCGCCGGATCACCTACGAGCTCGGCCCGATCGAACCCGCCGCTCGCCCCGACGCCGCCAACGGCGCGGACCGGCAGGGGCCCGACGTCCCCGCGGACGCGGAGGCCACGGTGGCAGGGCCCGGCGACGTCTTCGACACGGCCACCGGCCGAATAGTCCGCACGTACCCGTGGGCACCCGACAAGGCGTCCACTGTCACCTGCTACCTGACCGACGCGGAATGGCTCCTTGAGGACCTACGGCACGGGCAGGCCCTCGACGACTTTCCCCTCGGCAAGGCCCGCTTCCGCGAGCGCGCCGATGGCACGGTCCTCAACCGCCTGGACCTGCGGATCGACTTCCTGCCGGTCGTACACATCAGCAACACCATCGCGGACGGCGAGCACTTCGGACAGTCCTCCCTCGCCAAGGTCTTCCAGGCCCTGGACGAACTTGCCGAGACCGACACCGACTCGGCCCGCGCCTCGGCCACCACCGGCGCCCCGATCATCGCGCTCGCCGGGTCCCACGCCGAGGTCGACCGGATCACCGGCCGCCCCAAGCCGCTGGACATCGCGCCCGGCACGGTCTTCCAGCTCGCCGACGGCGGGCGCATGGACGTCCTCGACACCTCCGGCCAACTCGCCGAACTCCGTGCCCGGGTCGAGGAGCTTCGCGAACGGGCCGCCGTCAACGCCCGGTTGCCCGCCGTCAGCTTGGGCACCGTGGACCCGTCCGACGTGCCCAGCGGCTACGCCCTCCAGCTCAGCCTCGGCCCCCTCGACTCCCTCGTCGACGCCATGCGGCTCGCGCGGGCCCACAAGTACGCACTGCTGCTGAAGATGGTGCAGCGCCTTCACCAGGCCGGGCAGGCCGAGGGCTGGCCAGCGGGCCCGCCGCTCCCGGCCCGCCTGGTGTTCGGCCCGCACACCCCCACCGACCGGGCCGCCATCCTGGACGAGGTGATCAAGGGCGTGAGCGCCGGGGTGCTATCCCTGGAGACCGGTATCCGGATGCTCCAGGACGCCGGGTACCCGATCGAGGACGCCCGGGAGGAAGTCGAGCGCATCGACGCCCGCCGAGCCCCGAGTGCCGAGCCGCACGAGTCGACGACGGCGTCCGAGGAAAAGCGGCAGGAGGGTAAGGAGGACTCGCCGGACGACCGGCCTGGCGGGCCCCAACGTGACCGGGCCGAGGCGGCGTAGGAACCCTGATCGACGGATCTGCTCTGCCCTCGGCCCGCTCTTGGGTGGTTGACCGATCGGGGTTGCCCGTCCGCTCGCTCAGCGGAGGTGCGCGGGCAGGAATGCCAGGAGGCCGATCACCGTGCCGACGGCCAGACCCCACCCGGCAACGCGCACTGCTGGACGTGCCCGACCATCAGCCGGTCGCGTTCCGACTCGCCCGGCACGTCCTAGTCGTCGGCTGGGATGCGCGTCTTCTTGAAGCCCTGGCGTTGTTCATTCGCCGAGAGGCGGAGGTCGTCTTCGGACATGGAAGAGATGGTGCCGCCCCCGGTCTGGATCTTGTAGGTGCCTTCGCCGCCGGGCACGTTCTCCACTCGGGTCACCTCGTAGCAGTATCCGGCGAAGTCACCGTAGGAGTCGGGCAGCCGCTGCCCGGTCCGGCTGGTGATCGCCTCGGCGAGCTTGTGCTTCCCGCTCTTGTCGAAGATGACGACGGTCTCACCAGCGGCATTGGGCGTGCACTCCTCGCCCGCCCGACCGTGACCGCCGTCGCGGATGTAGGCATCCGCGGAGGCGGAGACGATGGTGGCGGTGAACGGCGTGCGGTCCACCCACGACTTCCACAGCAGGACGCTGGTGGCCCCGGCAGCGCACGCAGCTGCGGCTGCGCCCCACAGGACGACCGGTCGGCGTTTCCACCACTTCTTCCGGATCGCTGCCCCCTGCACGTCTGGCGAGGGTACGGGATGTTTTGCGAGGTCAGACATGATGTGGATCATGCCAGTGCTATCCCGGCCAGCCGGGGGTGGGTCTGCCACCCGGCCTCCCCTCTCCGCCGGTGCCGCACAGCGCATGCAAATGGCGTGTGGCGTTCGTTTCCGTACACTCGCCAGTGGCGCGGGGCCGTTGTGTGGGAGCAGCACGCATTCATGACCGGCACCTCGACAGATCCGAAGGACACCCCGCCCGCCGAGCTCACGGTCAGCCAGGATCGGCTGGCCACGATGCTGGCGCGCGAGAAGGACCAGGGAGGCCGGGCTGCGGTCCGATCCCTGGTCGAGCGGCTCGGCTTCTCCGACTCCGAGGCCCTAGAGCAGTACGTCTCTGTCGTCCGCAAGGCCCAGCAGGATGAGCTGAGCGACGCGCAGTACCGCGAGGCGATGTTCACCGAGCGGGAGAAGACGCTGGTGGCCCGGGAGGCTGCGGCGGAGGCTCGTGAACGTGCGGCGATTCGGCGCGCCCACCTGGCCGAGGCGGGTGCGAAGGGCCAGGACCTGGACGACGCGATGACTCTGCTGCGGGTCGAGGACGACGCCGACGACGCCCAGCTCGCCGATGCGGTGGGCCAGCTCGCCGCCCGCCGCCCCGAGCTGTTCGCCCGCACCACCGCACACCTGCCGGCCGTTCCGGCTCCTGCTGGTGCTCCCGCGTCCGTTCCGCCGCCGCGCTCGCCCGGGGTCTCCCACACACCGGGCGCAGCCGGGCTGGAGATGGCGCGCCGCCGCGGGCTCCTGCCGCCGACGACCTGACCGTCAGGCCGTACGCGGCCTGTCTCTTCGGGGACCACGCCCCTTTCTTCGTGGACCGTTCCACCGCCTCTGGTGAGGGCGCGACCGCCTTTTGATCCACCAGGAGGACGGCGTGACCATTCAGCCGTACACCACCTCCGTGACGGTGACCGCTGACCGCGACTGGCTCGCATCTCGGCACGGCACCGATTCCACGGAGACCATCACTCTCGACCTGAGCACGTTCGCCAAGGGCGTCCACTTCACCGAGCCCGAGCCGGGCCAGCCGTACGGGTACGTCCGCTCCGGCGTCCCGGTCGCCCGGATCGTCGCATCCGGCCTGTACGGCCCGTACGACCCGGAGGCCAAGGACGGCCGCCAGCTCCTCGCCGGCCTGGTGTACACCGAGGCCCCGTACACCCCGGGCAGCAGGAACATTCCTGCTGCCCTGTACTGGCACGGCTCGGTGCACACGGGCCACATCCCCGGCGGCATCGACCCCGCGAAGATCGCCCCGCACCCCGCCAGCCCGCAGATCCGCTTCCTCGGTGAGGCGGCCGCATGAGCGTCGCGGACCTTCTCAAGGGTGTGTCGACCACGGACCTGACCGTGTACGCGCGCAACGTTCCCACGCCCGCTGACTTCCTGCTGACCAATACCGTCTTCGCCGAGCGGCAGGTCAAGGACGTCAAGTGGCGTATCCGGCAGTCGAAGAGGCGTGTGAACGCGGCCTCGTACCGTGCCTACGACGCCTCCGTGCCGTTCGCGCAGCGGCAGGCGGAGACCACGCAGGTCGAGGGCATGCTGCCCGCGCTCGGCCAGAAGTTGGTCGTGACGGAGCTGGAGCAGCTGCTCCTCGACGCCTCCCGGGGCGCCGACGACGATCGTCTGGTGGAGCTGCTGTACGACGATGTCGAGCGCCACGTGGAGGCGATCCGGTCCCGTCTCGAACTGGCCGCCGCCGATGTGCTGCTCGACGGCAAGTTCTCCCTCACCGGCGAGAACGGTCTGACGGTCGAGGTGGATTACAAGGTGCCGGCCGCGAACATGCCGACCGCGGCCAAGCCGTGGAGTGATCCGTCGTCGGACCCGATCGCGGATGAGCTGCGATGGATGTCCTACCTCGACGACATCGGCGCCCCGGCCCCGGAGATGGTGCTCACCTCCCAGAAGGCGTGGTCGCATCTGGCGTCCAACATGGCCTACCGGGCCGCGTACTACGGCACGCCGGCGGGCGGGCAGACCCCGACGGCGACGCTGAACCCGGAGCAGGTCAACAGCGTGCGCGGCACCTATGGTCTGCCGCCGGTGACCTTCTACCGTGCCCAGGTGTGGCAGAACAACGTGTCCAAGCGGGTGCTGCCCGAGGACCGCTGGATCATGCTGCCGCCGGACCGTACGAAGTGGGGCGAAACGCAGTACGGGACCACCGCGGAGTCCCTGGCCCTGTCGCGCGGCACAACCCCGGCGATCGAGCGCGAGGACGCCCCCGGCATCATCGTCACCCGCGACGTCGAGGACGACCCGGTACAGATCTGGACCAAGGGCGCAGCCTGCGCGATGCCCGTGCTGTACTCGCCGGACTGCCACATCGCGGCGAAGGTCCTGTGACCGACGCCCAGGGTAAGGCGCTCGGCACCCTCGCCGTCGCCGTCCATGTCCTTGACCCCGTTGCCCGTATCCCGCTGATCCTCACGCCCGGCACCGAGGTCACCGACCTGGATATCGCCAGCCAGATCACCAACCCGGCCTGCTGGCACGGCAACCGGGTTCCCGTCCTCGGGACGGAGAGGAAGACCGGCCGGAAGTCCGCTTCGACACCCGACAACGACTGACCGACCACCGCTGCGGCCGGGAGAAGCACCTGCTTCTCCCGGCCACTCCTTCCCCACGAAAGCGCCTTCCCTTGTGAACAGCGACACCATGAGCTGGCTGCTGGCGCAGCTCGGCCCGGACACTGACCCGACCGACCTTCAGAGCCGGTATTTGCGTCTTCGCTCGGCGCGCGCCGTCGCGCTGGAAATCCTCAACGAGCGGCTGGCGAAACTTCTGGCCGAACCGCTGAAGGTATCCGTCAACGGCGTAGTCACCGTCGACCAGACAGCCAACGTGTCCGCGCTGGAACGCCGCATCGCCGCCGTGGCCTCCGATACAGCCCCGGATGACACTCCGGCTGCCGGGCGCGAGCTGCTCACCACCGTGGTCCTATGCCCGCGCCGCCGCAGGTAGGCGCCAGCACGGCCAGCCTGGGTACTCCCATTACGCGTTTGACCGGACGCTTTGCCTCGCAACGCCGATTGGTGTCAGGGCCGTTGATGGCACGCATGCGCCGAACCATGTGGAACCTCATCGCGGACGGACAAGCAACCGGCCCACGATGACTCTCTTCCGGATTAGCAATACCTTAGCCACAACTACCTGAACTGCCACGAAAACGGTGGCTAATTGAAATCGGTGAGGTACGTTCTGCGCCGAACGGAAGGGAAACTCTCATGTCCAAGCGCGTTGATACCTACCTCGTGGACGACCTCACCGAGGAGCGCGACGAGACCGTTAAAGAGCGCGTGATCGCGCTCGATAACCGCCGCGTCGTCATCGACCTGAGCGACGACTCCTATGCCGAACTGGAGGAGAAGCTGGCGCCTTACTTCACGGCCGGACGGCCCCGGCGCGCCGCCACTGCTCCCCGGCAGGCAACCAGGGCCACGCCCAAGGTGAAGACCGTCGAGCCGACCACGAGCGACATCCGCGCCTGGGCGAAGCGGCGCCGCGTCAAGGTCGCTGCCCGCGGGCGTATACCGAACGCCCTGCGCGAGCAGTACATCGCCGATCCCATGAATGCCGCATAGACGCGCATACATCGTTGAGCCGCGCCTGGACGGGAGGATCACGGAGGCGGGAACCGTGATCGGCCTCCTCCTCGCCGCGCGCGCACTCGCGATCTGCCCAGGGGCTGGTCCGCGGGCGTCCAACGGCAGGACGCAACGGCCGGATTCGCGCTTCGCGTACCTATGGTCGGCCTCATGAGCAGCTATCCCGAATCCCGCAGCGTCCGCATCTGCGCCCCTCGCCCCGACGCCCCGGTCGCGATCGAGGTCGACGGGCACGACGTTGCCAGCGGTGTCGAGGCGTACCGCATCACGCAGACCGTGGACGGCGGCCCGGAGGTCACGCTGTATATACAGCCGGGCTGGAAGGGCCTGGAGTTCGAGGGCCTGGCCGAAGTCGTCGCCGAGCCGGCGGACCTCCGGCATGTTGTCCTCGACTTCCTCGGCAGCTTCGACTGGCGGCAGCTCGATGCCGCGGTGCTGGCCCGTGATGATCTCGACGGGGGGCCGGGCGAGCTGACCCGCGGCGTCCTGTCGCAGCTGCGGGAGTGGGCTGCTGGTGCTTGACGTCAAGGGCGTCTCCGCGTTCACGGAGCGGCACCTGATGTCGGACCAGGTGCTGGTGACGCGCGGTACGGGCGAGGATGTCCTGGACACGGCGACGGGTGATCTCGTGCCCGCCGACCCGCGGGTGGTGCACTCGGGCAAGGCGGGCCTGTACCGGGGCCGGGAGCGCATCCGGGCACGCAGCGGGCACGACGGCGCGTGGGTCGACGAGGTGCGGACCGGGTACCGGATGCTGCTGCCGCTCGGCGCAGAGGAGCTCCGGGAAGGGGACACGGTGCGCGTGGCGAAGTCCCGGGATGACCAGGCGGTGGGCCGCACGTACCGGGTCGCCGCGCTCGGCGAGGTCTCATCGATCCCCGTGCTGCGCACCGTCTGGCTGGAGGAACACAACAGGGAGGTGAACACGGCATGAGCGGCGGCACTTTCACGAGTCCGGCCGCGCTGGCCGCAGCGTTGACGCGCAACGGCGTCGCCGCCATGGCGGCCGTGCACACGGCGATGGAGCACAGCGCGCAGTCGCTGAAGTCCAGCGTGCAGCAGAACGCCTCCGGCCGGCCCGGACCCAACATCGTCACGGGCCGGTACCGGGCGTCGTGGCAGGCGGAGGTATCCGGGGCCGGGCCGCTGGTGACCGGGGTGGTGGGCAGCTCCGCCCCGCAGGCGCGACGGTTGGAGTACGGCTTCGCCGGAGCCGACTCACTCGGCCGTGTCTACCACCAGCCGCCCTTCCCGCACCTGGGCCCCGCCGTCCAAGAAGCCGGGCCGAAGATCGTGCGCGAGCTCGGCACAGCAGTCAGGGCGGTGCTGTGAACTGGCTCTGCAAGGACCTGGAAGCCTCCCTGGCCATGGTGTTCGGCGAAGCCGAGCTGGGCATGCTGGCTCGCGCCGTCGTGATAGCCGAGATCCTGGACGACGACGGCGAGCGCAACCTGACCGTCTTCACCACCCCGGGCCTCGCCGAGTGGGACGCGCTGGGCATGTGCCGGTACGGCGCCGCCGCCATCGAGGCGTCCGCTGGTGCCGACTTCGCCAACGGAGCCGACGAGTGATCAACCGCGCGCCCGTCACCGAGGCCGTGCGGGCGATGCTCAGCGAAGCTGTGGGGAAATCGTGCGGCGTCGGCGCCCTGCCCACGGTCGGCGGGACCCCGGTGCTGCTGCCGTACCTGGTGCTGTACCCCCTCGGCGGGGACTTCGACGGCGCACTGCTGGGCGATCGGTCCGAAGATGCCCATCTCGTGTACCAGGTGACCGTCGTCGCCAGCCGTACGGACCAGGCCGAGTGGGTGGCGGACCGCGTGCGGCGGGCTCTGCTCGACCGTGCAGCCACAGGCGAGTGGGTGCACCCTCTTGTGGTTCCGGGCGGCCGAGTATGGGGCCGGGCGCTCATCGCGGACGACGGCACCGACCCCTCGTCGGCCGGCGAGGGCGTGGTGACCTATGCCCTGAGGATTCGATTCAGCATCGGTAGCACCTGAACCAGGCGATCGGCCCGCGCATGTCCGCGCGCCGCGGCTTGCTCACCCGCACGTCGATGTCAGTGGCCCCGGGTAAGTTGGCGGCTCAGGTGAAGGTATGACGGAGGGAATCATGGACACCGCACAACTGGACGTGTCGGAGGAAGACGTCGCGACCCTGCTCGCGGACCCCAGCAGGCCGCTGGGTCAGCGTACGTTCTGGCGGCTCCTGTACGAGTCCGAAGTGCGGATAGATGAACTGCTGGCCCTCGACATCACCGACGTACGCCTGGTGGAGCGCATCCTTGCCGTCTCCGAGTCGAAGGAAGGCCCCCGCGAGGTCGAGGTCTCGGAAGCCGCGGCCAACGAACTCGCGCTGATCATCGCTGGGCACAGTGCCGGTCCCGTGTTCGCGCTGCCGGACGGAACCCGGCTGTCCTGGGAACGAGCGCACGCCGCCTTCCGTGACGCAACGGGAAGGCCGTTGCGTGCTCTGCGTAACAGCCGTCTGCGACGCGAGTTCGCCCTTGTCGCGCAGGCGGGGGCCGCTCACGGCGGCTTCGGGCATTCTGTGAGCTGACCAAGTCCGCACCTGCGAGCCGTTGTTCCTCCTACGGTGGTCTGCATGACCATCGAATGGGAGTCGACGATCATTGCCGCCATGGCGACTCGGCAGGGGGTGCGCGACGTCAACGCAGACGGGGCGGCGATTCATCGGGTCCCCGGCACCAAGGTGGTGGGGGCCGCGATTGTGGACGGCATCGGCAGCGATGCCGAGGTCGCCCGATTCGCGGACATCGCCGCCGAAGTGGCTGCCCGCGTGGGCGCACGGAAGACGGCGGTGCTCGGCATCCTGGCTGCCGCTGAACTGGTAGCGGCTCCAGCCGGCCGCGGGATCACCGGCCCAGACGGTGTCGCCGTTCTCGCCGTCGCCGAGCCGGGCGCTCCGACCTCCATCGCCTGGACCGGCGACTCTCGCGCCTACGGATGGAACGGCAGCACACTCCAGCAACGGACCACTGATCACAACGTCGGGCAGTACCTCCGGCAGAACTCCGGCGGTGGGCCCGTCGAACTCCTTGAACAGATGGAATTCCTCGCCCGGAAGCACGACAACTGGCTGAGGAGTTCCTTGGGCCTGTGCGGAATCGGCTCCGTAGACGCCTGCCATATTCCACCGGGCGAACTCGCGCTCCTTGCCAGCGACGGTTTACACAACAGCGTCCCCCACGAGGTTATGGAGGCGCTCATACGCGAGCACGAAGGTCATCCCCAGAGACTGGCTGACGCTCTCGTGGCAGCAGCCACCGAGGACGAGAAGGGGTACCGCGACGACGCGACAGCCATCGTCCTGGCACCGAGGTGACGTGCACCACCCCAGACAAAGGGCTGCCCGTCAGGCGCGGTTGCCCTCGCTCGCGTCCTGTGACATCAGGCTTTTGAGCACGTGCCACCTTGCGGAATCGACTGTGCCCGCAGCTTGCTTGGGCAGGAAACCTCCGAGGTCAGAGCTGTTTCCTGTTTCCAATTCGAATTGGAAACAAGAAACTCCTAGCGCCTGAGATGACACGGCCCCACACTCGGCTCCATGTAGACCGCCATCATTCCCGGGCTCACCGTCGACGAGCCGATGTACGAAACCGCTGCGGAAGGGCTCGCCTTGCACGCGCCCGCCCTGGCGCTCGGTTGGGAGCAGTTCATCGCTCCCGCGTCCTGGTGGCTGGTGCCGGACGAGTCCGGGCTTGCCAGCCGGGCCGAGCTCACTCTCCTTGAGACGCAGCAGTCCACGGTCAAGATCAATATCTGGCTGCGCCCGGACCTACGCGGTCCGGGCGGCACGCCGCTCCCGCACTCCCACCCATGGGATTTCGACTCCTACATCCTGGCGGGCGGGTACGGCGAGGACCGCTACAGGCTGGCCAGCGATGGTCAGGTCCATGCCGAACTCGGCGTGACACACCAGCACGGCGGCACCAATCGCTTCGGTCGCGACCGCTACCACGAGGTCACCCGCGTCCATGCCCCCGGCGCGACCATGAGCCTGATGGTGTGCGGACGCGGCGAGCGGGGCGTGTGGGGGTACCTTGACCTCGACACTGGGCGGCACCGGCGATCCGCACCTGACCCGACCTTCAGGGCGAAACTGCGGGCCCTGAACTGTCAATGGCCTTCTGTGGCGCCCCGCTGGCGGCCTTGAGACATCCCCGCAGGTGGACGGCATGATCGCCCCGCCTGCGGCCAGATAATCTCCCCGCCTTGGGTCGGTGTGGATCAGCTGAAGGGCTTCACTCCCTTCCCGGTGGTGGCCTCGGTCAGCCGGAACGAATCACCCTGGGTGACCACGACATGAGCATGGTGCAGAAGGCGATCGACAGTCGCTGTGGCCAAGGTCTTGGGCATGATCTCGTCGAAGCCGGACGGATGAAGGTTGCTCGAAACCGCGATCGAGCGTCGCTCATATGCGGCATCGACCAAGCGGTAGAAGCCCTCGGCGGCGTCCTCGGAGACCGGCAGGAGCCCGATGTCGTCGACGATGATCAAATCCGAGCGGATGATCCGCGCCAGAGCTCGGGCGATGGAGTCGTCCGCGCGGTGGCGGCGGACCAGCGAGCCGAGGTCTTCGATGGTGAACCAGGAGACGGCCAGGCCGGCCTCGACCGCGGTCTGCCCGAGGGCCTCGGTGAAGTGGCTCTTGCCCGTGCCCGAGGGTCCACAAATACAAAACGACTCACGGCGGCCGACCCACTCCAGCGTCTTGAGCGCGTCCTGGGTGGCCCGGGGGATCGAGGACTCGGTCTCGCGCCAGTCGCCGAAGGTCTTGCCGGTGGGGAAGCCGGCCCGCTTGCGGCGGGTGTGCAGGTTGGCGCGGTCGCGGCCGGCGGCTTCCTCGGCGAGCAGGACGCGGACGACCTCGGCCGGGTCCCACCGCTGGGCCTTCGCGGTCGGGATGATGTCGGTCAATGACCTGCGGATGTGCGGGAGTTTGAGCCGTCGGGTCAGCTCAATGGCCTCGGCGAGCGGGTCGCCGTTGGTGCCGGGAACGGTGCGAAGAGGGGTGGCCATCAGGCGAGATCGCTTTCGTCGTACTCGGGAAGATCAGAAGTGGCGGACAGCCCGAACGTGGACCAGGCGCCGGTTCCGGGCTGCAGGGAGTGGTCCTCGCTGCGTCGATGCGGCTCGGCCGGGCCGTGGACGGCCTGGTAGTCGAGGATGGACAGCAGGTCCTTGTCGGCGAACCGGCCGGTGACCGCGGCGGTGCCGAGCGCGCGGTCCACTTCCGCCGCGGAGTGCAGTTTTGCCAGCGCGACGGCCTCGGCCATCTTCGCCTTGATCCGGCGGACCCCAGCCGCGGCGGCCTCGATCAGCCAGGATGCCGCCCCGGGACCGAGGGCGAGGAACGCTGCTTCCTCCGCGCTCGTGGCCCGCGGGATGCGGTCGGATTCCTTGTTCTCGCGGGGCGGGTAGTGGGCATCGTCCAGGACCGGGCTGCCGGGCTCGCCCCGCTGGTGGCGGGCGACCTCGCGGGCCGAGCCGGTCTCGTCGACGGCGGTGACGATCAGTTCGTCGCCGTGGAAGCGGGCCCAGACCCGGGTGTCGATCAGCTCGTGCGGAACCGAGTAGCGGACCGCCTCGACCGAGATTGTCGCGTCCCAGCAGACCCGGCGGGTGGTGCCGAACGCCGCGGTGAACGGCCTCTTCGGCAACGGGTGAAGCCGGTGCTGTTCCTCGGCGAGTCGCTCGGCCGGCTTGCGTCGAGTTGCCTTGTGAATACGGGAGTTGACCTCATCGCAGAACTGCCGGCAAGCCGATTCGAGGTCACCGAAACTCTTGTACTGCTCGCGCAGATTCACGTCCTTCGGCACGAGATCGGCCTTCGCTATCTTCACCGTGGACTCCGAGCCGCCCTTGGTCTCCGGATCCGCCGGCAGACAGGTGCGTATCGTCGTGCCGTAATGCCGGGCGACCTCGACGATCTCCGGGTTGCGGACCGCGATCCCCGCGACGTGGTCGGTGGTGACCGTCTTCTCATTGTCCGTGAGCACGTAGGCCGGGATCCCGCCGATCCGGCGGAACGTCGTGTCCAGACATGCGGTGACCGTCGGGAGCGTCTTGTCCCAGATCGGGATCACGATCCGGAACCTCGACCAGGCAAGCCAGGCGCAGAACAGCGTCGTCTTGCGTCCGTTGATCACCGGACCGTCGCCGAAATCGTACTGAAGCCAGAGCCCCGGCTCGGTCACCCACGGCCGATAAACCCGCCGCCGACCGGCCCTGAACTGGGCTTTTGCCTCAGCGACGGTGCGGCGGGTGGTGCGTTCCCCGCCGGTGAAGCCCATCGCGGCGATCCGCTTGTGGACCACGTCCGCGCGGATCTTGCCCTGCGAGCGGACCACCAGCTCCTCGATCTTCGGCAGATAGTCGTCGATCTGCCGGGCCCGGTGCCGACGCTTGTCGGGCTGCTGCCCGGCCGCCCGCATCTTCACATATCGGGCCACCGTGTGGTGGTCGCACCCGGCCAGCTCGGCCGCCGCGCGGTAACTCCCCGTGAGGTCGTAAGCCTCCAGGATCTCCATGATCTCCTCGCTGTTCTTCACCCGCTCCAGCGTCGTCGAGCGGGATTACTCGGTGCGAGCGGGGAGAAAATCTGGCCGTACCCGGGGACCCCTTGCCGTACGTGGGGAAAACCGTGGCCATAGATTGCGCCGTAAACGGCCGCCAGCGTGGAGCTTACGAAGACCGCCGTCACTGAACCCTCAGCACCGCTGAGCGGCACGCGCTCAAGGGACACTGTCGCAGGACACCTCGGCCCCGCATGACGGACACGATCACGTCACCCGGTGGCCTAAAATCGTTCCAATGTCCGACAAGAGCACCACTGATATCCCCTCCGAACTGATCGCTTTGCAGCGCGCTGCCGATGGCGAATTCGCGAAGGTGCGGGCGTCCCAGGAGCACGGGCGCACTTCGGAGTGGACGGACGAGCAGCACTCGGCGTGGAAAGCGCAGTGGGAGGCGTGGCGGGCGGCTGCCGAGGCGATTTACGAGGCCGTCTGCACCCACCCCGCCGCAGCGGAGATGGGCCGGCATGCCCTGGAGATGGCCGTCAAGGCTGCCGTCCGGCACCCCGCGCCGACCGCGTCACACGAACTCGCCGAGTAACCGCCACGACGGCCCCGGGTCCTCGTTGGCACCGTGTGACCGATTCTCTGGCCGACGCAGTCGAGCGTGACGCAACCGCCCTACGTGACGAGCTGCACTCGGGAACATGGCGCCCCACCGCCGCCGAGCAGCAGCTCGCCGACGATCTTGCTCACGGCCACTGGGATGCCCATTGGCTCAGGTCCGGCCTCCGTGATCACCCGACCACAGCGATGGGAGGGCGCCTGCTCGCCGTGCTTCACCCCGCCGCGACCGTGGCCGAATCGGCTGGCTCTGAGTCGGCCGACAGGGCCCTGCTGGCGCTTCGCACGTTGATCGACGCCATCGCCCCCGCCCCCTGACCTGAGGGGAATCAGGGGCGACGAACCAGCCCTTCGTGACGAGGGAGCGGAACAGCGGCCGGTCTGCCTCCGCGATCTCGGCCTCGGCGATCTGAGGGTTGTTGTCCAGGCGGCTGGCCACGTCGAGCAGCAGCCTCTCCTCGCCTCCGGTGATGTTGAAGTCCACATCTCGAACGTAGGGCCGCCCGCGCGGACCTGCCCGCTGAGCTGCACAGTTTGCCGCCGATAGCCGTATGGTCGTCTACGTGCAGCGATCACGGTCGCCCCGTGGCGCTGCATCCTCACCGCGGAGGCCCCCGCGCGGACGTCCGGCCACATCAGTGGCACGGGCCGGTTCCCCCGACACGACGTCGAGGGACGGGGCCGCCGCTTCCCTTCCGCTTCTCGCACGGCTGCCCGTCCCGGAATCGGACAGCAGTGCAGGTACAGAAGTTTTCCCGGCGCGGCGTGACCCGCGTCCTGTGGCTGGCCAAGGTCGCCGACGCCAGCCACGTCCCCACGCGGGCCGAGCTGACCGCCGGCACGGACCTCACCGACGCGGTCGCCGCGATCGACGGGTGGTCGCTGTCGAACAAGGCGATCGAGACGCCGACACTCGGCAGTACCTTCGAGACAAAGATCCCCGGCGCCGATGAGGCGGACGACTCCTCGCTGACCTTCTACGAGGACGAGACCGCCGACACGATCGAGGGGCTGTTCACGAAGGACGCGACCGGGTTCGTGGTCATGCTCCGCAAGGGCGACATACCCGGCAGCCGCAGCATGGACGTCTTCCCCGTCCGGGTCGGCAGCCGCTCGGCGCAGTACAGCGTGGACAACGAGGCCGCCAAGTTCGTGGTGTCCTTCTCGATCACCGAGAAGCCGGTCCAGGACGCGGCCATCCCGCCTGCGGCCACCGCCCCGGAGCGCCCCGCCAACAAGTAGCGGACCCCCTGCTCTCCCGGCCGGGCGTGCCGCAGCAGCGTGCTCTCCCCTCCTCTCCGTTCACGGCGCGCTGCCGCCCGCGCCCTGCCGGGCCCTCTCCTTCTCCCCCTCGTCGCGCGTTCTCCTGGAGCCACCCCGCATGACCACCCTCATCCCCACCCCCACGCCTCACACCGTGTTCAGCCCGCCGGCCGAGCCGGTCGCCCGCGACCCGCACTGGGCGGCGAAGATGGCCCGGCTGCGGGCCCGAACCCTGCCGGAGCAGACGCTGGTGATCTGCGACGACTCGGCAGTGCGCGAGCGCCTGGACGCCGCGAAGGCGGAGGCCGCCCGGTGCCGCGCGGTCGACGCGGCTGCCGGACAGCAGGACGGCAAGGAGACCCGCCGTGCCGCGGACGCGGTGGCAAAGGCGCAGGAGGCGTTCGACGCGGCCGCACTCATGCTGACCTTCCGAGCTCTGCCCCGGCCAGTGCTGGATGGGCTGATCAAGCAGTTCCCGCCGACCGAGCAGCAGGCCGAGACCGGAGATCTGTGGAACCCGGAGGCGTTCCCGGCAGCCCTGATAGCGGCGGCACACGTAGAGCGTGACCCGTCCGGCCAGCCGGTGGAGGGCCTGACATCGGCGGAGGCCCAGGAACTGCTGGACGCGTGGCCGATCTCCGAGTCGAACATGCTCTTCCAGGCCGCCTGGCAGGCGCAGCAGCTCACCCGGGCCAGCACCGTGGAGCTGGGAAAAGGCTGATCGCTGACGCACAGCTGCGCGACGAGCTGGAGCTATGCGACCGCTACGGCATCCCGCACTCTGTTTTCCTCGGGGCCGGGGATGGCCGATGGACGGACACCGACCGGGCGAAGGCCCTCGCCTACGCCGCGCACCAGCGGGCGGTGTGCGGCCACTGCGGAACGCGGGCCGTCGAGTGGGACGAGTCCGCGGGCGGTGACCGGTTCGCGTACGTGACGACGACGGTCCGGTGCGTGGGGTGTGAGCTGATCGCCCGGGAGCAGGACCAGGTGCCAGAGGGCCCGGACGGTTACGGGGTGCGCATCGGGCTGGTGCCACGGGAGGTGCGGCAGCAGCACGGGCATTAAGGGGCAACGCTAGGCGGGGCGCGGGGGAGAACGGGCGCCAGCTCCGGTGTCGAATTACACGCTCAGCGTGCAGATGCGCGCTGACGCGGCACAACTTCTCTCTGCCGTACGGCAGGCCGCGCAGGCCATGCGGAGCCTGGACAGCGGCGTCCAGGCCCTCAACCGGAACCTGGGCCAAGTCCGCTCCGGGGCCGCGGGGGCGGCCGGCGGCCTGCGCGACCTCGGGCGGCAGTCGACGAGCGCGGGCGCAAGTCTGCGGCGCGTCGGTTCGGACGGCCACGCCTCCATGGGTCGTCTGCGGCAGGGCGTGATCTCGGCCCGGCAGGAGTTTCACCACCTGCGCGGGCTCGTGATCGGCGGCGGCATCGTCGCCGGTCTCCACGAGATCGCGAAGGAGGGCAACGAGTACCAGCGGTCGATCAACAAGTGGGGGGCCGTCACCAGCGCGTCCGGCGCCGACATGATGCAGGCCGCCGCGAAGGCGCGCGAGCTCGGTGCCGACCTGAAGATCCCCGGCACCTCCGCCGCCAAAGCGGCGGATGCCATGCTCGAACTGGCCAAGGCTGGCCAGAGCTCCACGTCTTCGATCGCTAACGCCCGCGCCGCGATGCAGCTCGCGGCGGCCGACAACCTCTCCGCCGCCGACAGCGCCCGGTACTTGGGTGACGTGATGGATCAGTTCGGGCTCAGCTCGAACAACGCGGGCAGGGCCGCCGACGTGCTCGCCGCTGGCGCGAACGCGGCGTCCGGCGGCCTCCAGGACATCTACTACGCGATGTCCTACACCGGGCCCGTCGCAGCCCAGTTGGGCGTCTCGCTGGAGGACACGGCCGCTGCCGTCGCCATGCTCGCCCGCGCGGGCATCCTCGGCTCGAAGGCCGGTACGACCCTGCGGGGAATGCTCACGAACTTGGCCAAGCCGACCGCGCAAATGCGGGAGGGGCTGCGGGACATGGGCATCGATGCGTGGGATGCCCAGGGCAATTTCAAGGGCCTTCGCACCGTTATTGAGGGCTTTGAGCAAGCTCAGCACAGGATGTCCCAAAAGGACTTCCTGGGTTCGCTGTCGAAGGTCGTCGGCAAGCCCGCGTTGGCTGGCGCATCGGCTATGGCCCACCAAGGCGCCGCCGCGTTCGACCAGATGCGCGCCGCCGTCGGCCGGGTGGGTGCGGCCGGGGAGATCGCGGCGAGCCAGACCAAGGGGCTCGCCGGTGCGCTCACTCAGCTGAAGACCCAGGCCAAGAACTCCGGTCAGACCCTCTATTCGGCGGCAGCGCCCGGCCTGGAGAAGATCACCCGCCTGACGACCAGGGGCCTCGCGGCAGCCACGCCGTACATGGAGTCGGCCCTGAAGTACGGGCAGAACCTCGTCACGCTGCTCGGGCCGCGCGTCTCCTCTGCCGTCGAGCGGGGCTGGGCGAAGGTCAAGCAGTCCTTCAGCGGCCTGGACCAGCCGGTCAAGCAGACCGCGTTCACCGCCGCCGCGTCCGCGCTGAGCGTTCTGGTCAACGCGGGCCGGGCCGCGATGGAGGTGCTGCGTAACATCGGCGCCGCGCTGTCCCCGATCGGCCAGGCCCTTTCCGAGGTGAGTGACGGCGCTGGGGCCGGGGCCGGCGCCCTGGGCATGCTCACCACCGCCCTGAACCTGGCGCTGTCCGGCCTGGGCAGCGTCTCGGGAGTCCTGCGTCCGATCGGCGAAGTGGTCGGCGGGATCGTTCGCGCGTTCGCGGCGCTGCCCGGCCCCGTGCAGACGGCGATCACCACGATGATGCTCGCCACCAGGGTCAACCCGGCCCTGATGGCGATGAGCAGAAACGTTTCTGGACCCGTCGTCGGCGCGTGGCGGTCGTTCGGCGACCAGATGCGCGTGCAGCAGCAGCTCGCCGCGAACTCCGGCCAGTCCATAGGCCGCATCGGCCAGGCCCTCGCGGTCCTCGAAACCCGCGTGCCCGTCGTCGGGCAGATGACCAACGCGTTCCGGTCCGCGGAAGGCCGGGTCAGTGGTCTTGCCCGCGCCATGGGTGCCGGACTGGGGGGCGCGGCCCGCGGCCTGATGGGCGCGCTCGGCGGCCCGTGGGGCGCGGCGCTCACCGCCGCCGGTGTCGGCTTGTCACTGCTCGCCGACCACCAGCAAAGAGCCGCACAGGCAGCCGCCGAGCACCAGTCCCGCATCAGCAGCCTCACCCAGGCATTGCGGGAATCCCACGGCGCAACGACCGAGAGCGTCCGGGCCGCAGCAGTGCAGAACCTCATGGAAGCGAAAGTCTCCGACGGCAAGAAACGCCTCGTCGACGTAATGGAGAAAGCCGGTGTCACCACCCGGCAGCTCACCGATGCCTATCTCGACCAGGGCGGCGGCCTGGACGCCCTGGAGAAGAGGCTGCGGGAGACGGCCAAGGAGCAGACGAGATGGCACACCGGCATGTCCGGTGCGTGGGAGGACTACACGGAGCAAGGCGTTGCCGCCGCCCGTGCAGCGGACGCCATCAAGTCCGTCAAGGGCGAGATGCAGAAGGCTCAGAAGGACGCGAGGAACGTCGCCGATGCTGTCGGGTCCAGCGGCAAGGGCGCCGCTGACGCCGTCGGTCCTTTCGGTCGGTTCAGCGATGCCATGCGCCGCCTTTCCGACACTACGGCGGACGCGGACAGCCGGGCCCGCGCCCTGCACGACGCCCTGAACGTCCTGGCCGGCGGATCGGTCAACTTTTCCGCCGCCGAGGCCCGAATGAACAAGGCAATCAGCGACGCCAAGGACAGTCTCAAGAATGGAGTGGACGAGTCCGAGGGATTCGGCAAATCCCTCCTGAACGTTGACGGTTCGCTGTCCACGGTTACACGCAATGGCCAGCGGCTCTACGACACGTTCCAGAGCCTTTCCAGTTCAACGGCAGAAGCTTCCCTGGCAGCATTCCAGTACGCGCAGACGCAGGGCAAGACCGTCCCCGAGTCCTTGCAGGCCGCTCAGGACCAGATGGCCAAGGCCCGCGAGTCGGCGATCAGCACGGCCCAGGGCTTTGGGCTTTCCGCCGAGCAGGCCGGGAAGCTCGCGGATGCGGCGAGTCTAGTACCCGCCAAGGTGTCGATTCTGCTCCAGGCAGCCGGGATGGAGCCGGTCATGGCTCAGCTCATGGCCGTCCAGCAGGAGCTGAAGGCGACGCCAGACAAGAAAGAGATCGTCGTGTCGTCGCTGGACAACGACGCGCGGGCGAAGCTTGAATCCCTGGGCTTCACGATCAAGGACCTCAAGGACCGGAAGGTCGAGGTCACTGCCCCGACTGACGGGGCCCGGTCCAGCCTGGACGCCCTGATCGCCAAGCTTGCCACGACTCCGGGTTCGAAGAACGTCACGGTCTCCGCGAACGCGCAGGTCGCCATTTCCAGCTTGCAGGAGCTGAAGGGGAAGATCGAGGGCACGCACGGCAAGAGCGTCACGATCTCGGCACCGACCCAGGAAGCGCGTGACCAGGTCGAGCAACTGGGCTTCAAAATCACGAACATTGAAGGAAAAGAGGTCACGGTCTCTGTGCCGACCGGGTCGGCACAGAGTCAGGTCGGGGCAATCCAGGATGCCATCAACAGCCTCCAGGACAAGACCGTCACCATCTCGATTTTCAGAAACGAATACGTCTCGTCCATACCCGGCCCGTATGCCGATGGAAGCTATTACGGAACCCACCAAGCCGATGGCGGCATCCTCTCCTTCTACGCCGACGGCGGTATCCGGGAGAACCATGTTGCGCAGATCGCAAAAGCCGGAACATGGCGTGTATGGGCGGAGGATGAGACCGGCGGGGAGGCTTACCTCCCTTTGGCCCCTAGTAAGCGAACCCGCTCGAAGGCCATTCTGGGCGAGGTAGCCCGGCGTTTCGGCGGCGAGGTCGTCTATCACGCTAACGGTGGTCTGTCCGACTGGAGTTACAACCCGACCTCGGGCGCCCAGTTGTTCACGGTCTCCGACATCGCGTCGAAGTCAACAAGGAAGGACGGCGACAAGGAAACCTTCGACCTCGGCCTCTTCGAGAAGAACCTGAAGTCCTCCGCCGGCACAGCGGAGGAGTGGCGCAAGAACCTCGCCGCGATCTCCCGCAGGGCCGGGTCTGACGTGACCGGGGCGCTGGAGCAAATGGGCGCGGACAGCGTCGACTTCGTCAAGAAGATGGCGAACGGAAGCGGCAAGTACATCGACGAGATGTCCGAGCAGCTGCGCCGGTTGGCCGGCACGGCGAAGAGCGCCCTGGCCGACTACGGCAACAAGTTGTCGACTGCGGCGAAGGGCAGCGAGGAGTTCCAGCGCAACCTCGCCCAGCTCGCGAACGGCGGCTTCGGCGAGCTGGCGTCCCGCCTCGCGGCCCAAGGTGACGACAACGCCAAGACCATCGCCGCCCAGGCGGTGCGGGATCGCGATCAGGCGAAGCGTGCGAACGACGCCGCGAAAGCTGCGGGCAAGGTCCTTGACTCCGAGCAGCTCGGCGACCTGATCAAGATCCTCGGCGCCCTCAGCCCGGACCGGGGCATCCACGCGGTCGCGGACGCCACAGGTCTGGACGAGGACCGTCTCATCGACGTGGCCAACGCGGGCAAGGATCACATCAAGGGTGCGGGGGCCAAGGCGAATCGCTTCATCAGCGACCTGGTCAAGGCCACTGCGGGGCGGGCCTATGCGGATGGCGGCCTGTGGGAGCCCGGGTTGTACAACAGCCCGCCAGGGAGCGATGGGCTGATCAAATTCGCCGAGCGATCAACGGGCGGGGAAGCCTACCTGCCTCTCGGGGCCGCCAAGCGCGGCCGGTCCACCGCAGTCCTGGGCCAAGTCGCCAGCCGCTTCGGCCTCGCCGTCGCCCCCAAGCGGCTGGTGAACGCGGCGAGCGGGCGGACGCAGGTCGTGGTTGTCCACCAGGCCCCGGCGATCGGCACCCAGACAATCCACGTCAGCCAGTCCTCAGCGACACCTGAAGGGATCGCCTCCGCAGTCGCCTACCAGGTGCGCCGGGCGAAGCGCGGCGGGGTGCACCGGTGACCGGCATCAACCTCACGGACTGGCAGCTGGACATGGGCGGGGTACTCCTTGGCCATGGCACGTCGATACCGATCGCCGAGATCGAAGGGCTCGGCCGGCCTGACGGGCGGGGCGAGCTGACCGACCAGCCCGGCGCGGATGGGGTGTGGCCAGCACCCGACTGGTACTCGGGGCGCAAGATCCGTATCGACTGCGCCATCAAAACACCCGGCGACCCTGCTGCGGCGCGCGCCCTCCTGGCCCGGCTCCAGGCTGCCGCCGACGACCCTGCGGTCCGTACGGTCGGCGGAGCGGTGATGCCGCTGCGCATCAAGTGGCCCGGGGCCCCGGTGCGGGTGCTGTTCGGGCGGCTGCGGAAGCTGGATCCAGAGTGGGCCAAGGCGGCGTCGGGCTGGGTGCCGCTCGACCTGGAGTTCGTGGCCACCGATCCGCGGTTCTACGGGGACAGCGAGCAGCAGGTGCAGCTGCGGCTGGGCTGGCTGTCGGCCGGAGGGTTCACGGCCCCTGTGACCGCTCCGATCCGGGTCTCCGGTGGAGATACCGGTGGGCAGCGGCGGCCGGGCTGGATGACCAACGAGGGCAACCTTCCGGCTTGGCCGGTGATCACGGTGTACGGGCCGTGCGCGAATCCTCGCATCACCCAGGTCAGCAGCGGGCAGTCCCTGCAACTCAACGTGGTGCTGAGCGATGGCCAGTGGGCCCGCATCGACACACGGCCCGGCCAGCGGCACGTCACCCGGAACAACGGCGGCACCGTACTCCTGACCCCTGACTCGGACCTGGACGCGTTCGGTATCCCGCCGGGGCGCAGCGAGGTCCGGTGGACGGCTGCTGACCCGACCGGAACGAGTCGGCTGACCGTGACATGGCGCGACGCCTACAAGGCCCTGTAACCCGCCCGCCCCTCCCTGTTTCCTCTGCACGAACGGAGTTCCACTGATGCTGGCCCAAGCCCCGCTCCTCACGACCGGCGCAACCCACTCTGCCCAGACGTTTCGCATGATGCTGCGAGACCTCGCCCAGGGCGGTGAAGGCATCTCCGACGGACCGGATCTCAAGGTGCGCCCGCTGCCCACCCCAGGCGCCGGAGTCGTGGTCGATGAAGGCTCGGGAATCATCCGCGGGCGCGCCGCACTGTGGCAGGGCTCCTACAGCGCCTACAACATCGGCCAGGAGACGGTGGCCGTCTCCCCCACCGGTGCGACTCCCCGTTCGGATCTGATCGTGCTGCGGGTCACCGACCCCGAGTACGAAGGCGGCCTGGACCCGGCGAAAGACAAGATCAACACTTTCCAGGTCATCCCCGCCGTGTCCCCCACGGCCACGGCACCGCCGTCGGGCATCACCGGTATCGCGCTCGCCCGCCTGGACATCCCCGCGAAGACCGGCACGATCACAGCCGGGATGATCACCGATGTCCGTCGCGTTGCCAACCCCAGGCGGGCCCGGACGCTCTACACAGCCTTTCCCAACGGCTCCCCGTCGCAGCTGCGGCAGACCGACAACAAGTACGCGGACTGGCCGGCCAGCGCCCGGTGGATGGTGCCCGTACCCGCGTGGGCAACGACCGCGATCGTCGTGGTGACCATCGCCGGTCTCCGTATCGACGGCGCCAACGCCTTCGGGGCCCTGCAAACAGTGCTCGGCACCCACCAGGGCGAAGACACACTCATCGATGACGATCAGAAGGACGTCCGCCGAACGACCACCGTCATCGCCGACACCATCCCTGTCCCCGCCGAATACCGGGGCACCACGCAGCCGCTGTTCCTCCAGACGCAGCTGAACCCGAAGTTCACTGGTTACCTCCAGGTCGATGGAGGCGTGAGCATCGTTGCGGATGTCGAGTTCACCGAGGGCCCGGTATGACCTACCGCTACCTCACCCAGCACGCCCTGACCGGCCAGTGGCTCAGCCTCGACCTCCCTCTGGTCAACGTGGAGTTCGGGCCCCAGCTCAACGGCCCCGGGCACCTGCAGGGCGAACTGTCGCCCCGGCTCGCGCACACGGCGATCGACCTGGTGGACCCGGGCAACACATTGATCTACGTGGAGCGGGACGGGCTGCTGCGCTGGGGCGGCATCGTCTGGCAGGCCGAACCCGAAGGCGACACTCTCAAGATCGAGGCGGCCAGCTGGACTTCCTACCTACAGCGCCGCCACGACCTCCACGGAGAGCTGGACGGGCGCGGCCCGTACGTACGGGCCGACCCCTGCCAGATCGCCCGCGACATCACGGCCTACGCCCAGTCCGTACCCGACGGCGATCTCGGCATCGCCGTCGACGACACCACCTCCACCGCGCAGACGGGCACACCTGCGGACCCGTGGCACTCCCGCTGGTGGGAAACCCCCAACCTCGGCCGACAGTTCGACGACCTGTTCAAGCCCGCCGGGGCCCCCGATCACACGTGCAGCGTGCACTGGGACGCGCAGCACCGGCCCGTGCGCCGCATCGAACTCGGCTACCCCCGCCTCGGCGCCCGGCGCACCGACATCGCGTTCTCCACCGACACCAACATCGTCCGCACCGTGCCGGTCACCTACGACGCCGACGAGTACGCGCAGGTCATCATCGCCATGGGCATCGGTGAGGGCCGGGCGAAGCAGCGGTCGACCGACGCGGTGCGCGATGGCCGGCTGCGACTGGAGAAGGTCCTCGACCTGCCCGACGTCCGCGGCACCGACGTCCTCGCCGAACGGGCCCGCGCCGAACGGGCCTGGCGGCAAGTGATGGGCACCATCGACCAGATCACCGTCCGCGACCACCCGGCCGCCCCGATCGGCTCCTGGCAAATCGGCGACGACATCCGCGTGACCATCCGAGACCAGTGGACCCGCTTCTCCGGCTGGTGCCGCATCACCGGCTGGACGGTCCACCCCGATACCCCGGGCGGAGAGAGCGCAACGCTCACCCTCACCCCGGCCGAGTCCTACCACTACGGGCTCACCGCGTAACCCCCCACAGAAAAGGAACCGACCCTCGTGTCCGAGGACATAGGCAGCCGGATCGCACGCCTGGAGACCCAGGTCGCCACCGCGCTCCGCGCCCCCAAGCTCAGCAACGCTTCACTCGAGGACGCCACCCTTCAGGTGTACGACGACAAGGGGGCGCTGCGCGCCCTGGTCGGCCAGCAGCCGGACGGCACCAGCGGCGTCACCGTCGTCAACGGCCCCACCCCACCGTCCCCCACCCCGCCGACGGTCGCGGCCGCGATGGGCTCCCTCGTCATCTCCTGGGACGGCCGCTTCCAGGGCGGGGCCGTCTCGCCGCTCGACTTCGCCCGCGTCGAGGTCCACGTCGCCCCCACCAAGACGTTCGAGCCCGACGCAACGACGCTGCGCGGCACCGTCGAGACCGCCCAGGGCAGCAGCGTCACTGTGCCGCTCGGCTACCAGCAGTGGTGGGTGCGCCTGCGCGCCCGATCCTTGTCCGGCGCCGCCAGCCCCGCCACGGCCGCCGTCGCTGGCGAGCCGCGCCAGACCGGCACCGCCGACATCGCCGCCGGATCCATCACCGCCGACAAGCTCAGCATCGGCTCCGCCGGGAATCTGCTGGCCGACCCCGGCTTCGAGACCGGCGGCACCGAATCCCGCATTGCCACCCTGGGCCTGCCCTGGGCCCGGATCGAGACCGGCGGCCACGACTCCGACCGCTGCCTGACCATCGGCACCACCGGAGGCAGCGAGCGGTGGTTCCCCTACGACCCGTTCCCCGTGCTCGGCGGCGACCTGTACTGGCTCGCCGTGCACTACCGCTGCTCGAAGAACTGGGCAGGCACGGGCGTGTCGATCTCCCTGGTCTGGAAGGACGCGACTGGCAAGATCCTCGACACCGGCACTGTCGCGGCCCCGCAGCCGCAGGCCGACAGCGGCTGGAGGCGCATCACCGGCAAGTGCCGCGCCCCCGAAGGAGCTGTACGCGCTGAAGCCCGCCTTGAAACAGCGGGCGGCACCGCCGGGTCGGTGTCATTCGACAACGCCGAATGCCGCTCGATCATGACCAGCGCCGTCACCGGGGAACGCGCCGAGATCGCCCCCGACGGCGTCCGGCTCTACGACGGCCAGGGCGAGCAGGTCATCTCCCTCGTCACCGGCGCCCCGAACTACCTGTCGCTCACCAGCCACGACGGCACCTCCGTCGCGTCCATCGCCGAGGACGGCGCGGCCGGCTTCCAGTCTCTGGCTGTCGCCGGAAATCTGACGTGGCGCGGCGACAACCTCGAGACCATCCTCGACCGCCTTCCCCGAGGCGTAATCGCCTACAACCGCCAGACCGCCCAGGTGACGACCACCGCCACGGAGGTCGGCTGGGTAGAGCTGCCCTTCGAAGCCGACCCCACCCGCATGTACCGCATCGTCCTCGACGCCCACGCGATGCCGTCCGTCGCGGGCGGCGAGCTGCGCCTTAGGCTCCGCGACGGCGGCACCAAGGCCCCGGATCTGAACTCGCCGGTGATCCAGAGCGCCGTCTACCAGCTGGCCCGCAACACGTCCTGGCAGCGATGCCGTCTCGAACTCGTTCGCTCCGGCGAAGCCCTCGGGGCCGGTCTGCACCGGCTGTTGTTCACCTACGACAACAAGGAAGGCCCCAGCGGCCAGTACGTCCGCATGATCGGCGGGGAGTCCAACCCGGCGGTGCTGTACGTGGAGGACATCGGGCCGAAGATCCCCGAGACTGGCGGGCTCAACGCGGTCGGCGGCTCCGGCGGTACCAAGCCGGACCCGAAGCCGGTCCCACAGCAGTACACCAAGACCTACCAGGCCGCATGGTCCGGCTCGTACGACCGCCGCTCCAGCTACAGCAGCTTCTACGGCGACAAGCTCATGCAGGGCTACTACTCCGAGAACCACGGGACACTGGCTGCCCTGGCCGGCTTCCCGGCTGACGTTGCCAAGGACCTGTCCGGCGCGACCATCCAGCGCGTCGAGGTCTACCTCTACTTCGACCACTGGTACAGCTCCAGCGGCGGAACGGCTGTGCTCAAGACGCACGGGCACAGCTCGCGGCCGTCCTCGTTCGCCAGCAACAGCGCCTCGAAGACCGTGAGCTGGGGGCGCAACGAAGGCAAGTGGGTGGACATCACCGGCCTCTTCGACCCAGCGAAGACCCGAGGCATCGCCCTCGACCCGAACAGCACCTCCGACACCTACTACGGCCGCGCCCACGGCGTCGGGCAGGCCAATCCGCCCCAGCTGAAGATCACCTATACCCGGTAG